CTAAATACTCTTGTTTATCTACTCGCTGTTCTTCCTCTAATTGAGTACAGTATAAGTGAGTATATAATCTTTCTGTTACTGCCGGATTCTTATGACCTACAAACCTACTTATATCATAACCAGTATGTATAGAATGGCGCTTCCAATTAGTAATACACCAATGCCTAAAGAAATGAAATTTGTGATTATCTGGTAACTTAAATTCATCTACAAGATATCTAGTCAATTGCTTATGTGCAGTTCGATATACATGATATCCTTTCTTACCATAACGATCATATGGAAACATTGCATCGCAATTACTATCATAGACGTTATCCTTCCTAAACTTAATATAATCCCTTAACTCTCCTGCCAAACCCTTACCGACTGGTATTAATCTTTTACCGGATGGTGTTTTTGTTACTCTCTTAAAATTATCTTTTGTTATCTGACTATATACATCAAGCTTTGGTGCTATATTACCTTCCCTATCTATAAAATCATTTACACTTAATCCAAGTGCCTCTCCCACTCTTAATCCATAACTAAAACATAAACGAATTAAAATCTTATAGACGTTATCATCAAAAGTAGCAGTAAACCTATTGACTAGTGGCATATGCCATCTTTCCACTAAGTTCATAGTCTCGTTTAAATGTATGTACGGATCAACTTTAAGTTCTGCCATGTTGATTGGGTTTTTCTTATATTGAACTGCCGGATTTTCTTTTTGTATATCAAAGTCATTTGTATTCATTGCATGAAAGAATGAGTCTTTTACAATACGCAAATAAGCTCCAAGTACATTAGCAGAAGAAGATCGTTCTCTTAAAATTGCCATAACTCTTACCATGTCATAGCCTTGCCAACTGTTTATATTTTTCTTACATAAGACATCGTCTTTTGCAATTGTCTCAATTACTACTTTTGCTAAACCACTTTTATAATTAAAATTCTGATAAGATACTACCGGTTTATCTTGGCGATTTAAAAGCAATGTTTGTTTTCTTAATTCTTCTACATAACTTTGTATGCAACTAAGAATTGTTGCTTTAGGTCTTTTTACAAGCAACTTACCTTCATCAATTTTTTTTAATGTAATTTTAATTTTACCGATTAGCTTATTATAATCTTTACTGGTAAGTTGTTTTACCGAACCATCTAATCTTTTTATTTTGGTTTGATATCCATAAAATTTACCCTTACGATAAATGTTATAAATAGGTGATTGACCTACTTCACTTTGCCATTGTCTTACGACTTGCTTACTACTTAGTTGAACTATATTTGCCATTGTAAACCTCCTTTAATTGTTCAATATGTAAATATAAAAAATTACACATGGTTTCATCTTTTAAAACCTCTGTTGCCTCATCTCTGCTTAATGCATCCTTTCCAAATTTTTTTGAACGCAAATAATTAAATACAGTCCTTTTGTTGTCAATGCTAATTTTCATACACATATTTCGATATTCCTTACTGTTAGTAAATTTGTTGGTAACTTGGTTCTAATTTGTCGAATCATCACAAAACAACAATGAACTAGTGAACACTTGCTAATGGGTGAACTTATAAAATTTGAGATAACACAATAAAAAATAATAGCCTTAATTAAAGCTTTATTTAAGAAATGACCGAATCGTTGGACTAAGAATATAGAAATTGAATATTCTTGAATTTGCTGTGTCCGGCCAATAGACTTATTTTTTTCCATTATATTAAATTAAATTCACCACAAAATTAATTAACTTGTAGCCATTATTCACCTTTAGTGAACTTTTGCAAGTGAATTATTTATTAGATAAAAAATATAAATGGCTGACTTGATCGCGCAGAATTTGAATCTCTGACTCACACCAACCTACTTTGACATAATTGTAATTTGTATATGCAATATATAAAAGCAAAATAGCTATTACAATTCTCATAATATGTTTAAACATTTACCTTTGGCCTTCCTGCCTTACCGAATCTAGGAGTATAATTTGCTTTCCTATGACACACATTTGAACAATAGAGCTTTCCTTTTTGATGCTTAGTATATTGAAAAACAGTATTACAAAGCTTACAAACTCTCTCACCAGTAAACACTAAATTGGAATACCTTTAGCTTCTTCTTTGTCTCTCTTAGGAAAGACATTATAAGTAGTATGTGAACTGTACTTGTTTAATAAATCGCATATATGATGTGTAATATCTTCGTCATTAGATTGAAATATTACGTCTTTATTCTTACTTGATTCAATTGAAAACATTATCCAACCTCTATATTTAAATCCTCAATACCAACAGTTTCTTCCCATTTTTTAAAGATCAATCTTTTTATAACTTCTTGTTTACTTACATAATTTTTTTGTGGCTTTATAAGTACATCAATTCCATTTTCTTTAGCCTTACCTTCAATTTCTTTTGCTTTAGATTTCCAAATTTTGTTTTCAAAATTTACTATCTCATGTAATTTTTTATTAACTATAAGCAGATCATCCTCACGCATTGATACGGATAATGTTTTATGTATTATTCTGTTTTCATATTTAGTAGTATTACTCATTATATAATTTCTCCATTTTCTAATTCATTTCTATAAGTCATGCTTAATCTATTTTTGCTATCCAATTGCAATTCAATTGTTTTACCGGTAGGTTTTTCATTAATTATTTTATTTAGATTTTCTTTTATATAATTAGATACAACACCTACAAAACCACTCTTACCTAGTGCAATACATTCTTCTGCAAAATCCCCACCTTTTTTTAAGTTTCTATTGAAACCAATTAAAGACTCTTCAATCAATGTATTAACAAAATCATATGGCGCAGTAGCGCCTCTTAATGGTCTTGCCGATATTTTTAACTTTCTTATATTTGGTAATCCATCGCTGTTAACGTCTTTCAATGGCCAATAAATCATGGCATGAGTTTTATAACCACCACCATTTGTTCCTCGTATTAAAAATTTTTGTCCTGTGCCAGTCATTCTATTCGGTATTTTTACTTCTCTCATGTTGTAATTCATCTTCTCTTTTTGATTTTAGTTCATGTGCAATAGCCATATATCCAACTGCGTCTATATAATCATCTGGATTGTAATTACCGGCTAATGTTCTACCAACCTTTGCTAATGCGAATAAAACTGCTACATCATCTGGTGATATCGATAACTTTAAATAGGCTGACCATAAGGTAGCTATATTCATATGGTTCTCATACTTATCGCCATGTTGTTCTTGTCTATCACCTTGCACTAAATTTTTGGCATGATCGCAGGTTTCACTCGCATATTGCATATTGTTATTCCTGTGGTTTATTATATTTAGGCTTAAATCTAATATTAATTTTACCACCATTTTCGTCAAAGATTTGTCTGACCATGTCGCTAATAGAGTTACCCTCGTTATCAGTCTTGCCACCAAAATCTAAGTATGCGTCAAATTGAATCCAACCTTTGTCCATTTGCATACGTTCAATCAAAGCTTTATCAAACAAAATGTTTGTTGATTCTTCGTCATTAAATTGCGCTTTAAAATCACTAGCGCTTTCATGTTCCTTTGTGCCACCTTTGGCCTTCATAGAAACATACATTCCTTTAGCTAAAACGTCATAAGCCATATTGTTTTCCTTCTGTTATTTATTGATAAGATTACTTAAAGAAGTTGGCTTCTTAATTTCACCACCTCCAACATTCTTGTTAAGCTTATTAGACACATGGTCTAAATCATCTTCATCAGATGTTCTTAAAAAGAATCCTTTTGCCATTGCATATTTATCGGCATAGCTAATTGTAGAACCAACTACTTGTGCATGGGCTAACCTTGTAGTCCATTCTGAATATGCAAATGCTGTACCCACAAGTGATACTTCATATTTCATTTCACCGGAATCATTTAGAAAACCGGAGTCTGGATTTTCAACATAGAAGAAAGATGTAACAGCTATACCTTCTGCTGTTCTTTCAAATTGATGTTCCATTCTTGGTAATAATCTGTTGTCAATACAAGCTGTACGAATAACGTCATTTACGTCATTGTGAGCCATACCTTTAACAAACTTATTGTTTTGTTTCGCTACCGAATTGCAATCAGAAATTGCATTAAATAATCTAACCTTTATTGGAATAGGTTTTATTTTTTCTACCGGTTTTGCTTTGGTTTTTTCGACTGTCATACTTTCCCTTTCTGGTTAAGCCATAAGTTTTTTGCGTCATTAAAAAATTCTGGTTCTACACTTCGCCACTTCCAATGAGAAAAATCTGGCTGTATAATTTGATAAAGTTCCATTGGGTCATCTGATATAGACAAAATATTTTGCCGAGTGATTGCATTAGCCCTTACATAACTTAAAATTTTAGTTAAGTTTTCCCATTGCATTTCCGGATGATCTTCATATTGCATGAGTACAGAGTCATCTTCATTGACATACAATATATCTAACAGATTATTTAAACCGGCAGAGTAAATAGCAAGTTGGGGGAGATTGATCGTTTTGGCCTCTACCGGTAGACTTTGCTTTGTCCAGATACGATCACCTTGCAATTTATCTTTATAATCTTTTTTATAAAAGCCTCTTGGATTAGGCCACATTGTTTTTAATTCTAATACTCTTGATATTTTTTTATCTTTAATAAATACAAAATCAGCAAAGCCAATAAAGGGAACAGTCAATCCTTTCATAGATAAGACTATTGGATATTGAGTTTTAACTTCTCCATATTCTTGTTTTAAAGGAATAATTTGATCTACAATTTGTACGATATATTTTTCAGCTATTGTTACATAATGATCTACTCTTTCTTGATCCGTACTATCAGCGCTAGAAGGTATAATTCGTTTTGCCGATTCATATATATTAGACATGACTTGATCTAAACTGGCTTTATTTTCTACTATATATCCTGCGCCTTCATCACAATATTTTCCAAATTCCATTCTACTATGTCTTGAAAACTTATGCCTATTAGTAGAATTAAATACATAACCATAGAACCATAAAT